TCCGCTTTTGTTTACGGGGAGAAGTGGTACGTAAAAAAAAGCGGACGCCCATACCGAACATGCCTAGAGTGCATGCGGATTAGAGAGAGAAAGAGGAGAAATGGCTAAGCACATGCCGCTCATCGAAAGATTTTTTCAGAAGGTTGATAAGTCTGGTAATGAAAAGTTTCCTGATTGTTGGATTTGGACCGGTGCACCAACAAGCAGGAACTATGGTTCCTTTTGCTACTACACCAAGAAGCCCGCGATTGGGGCGCATGTGTCAAGCTACCTTTTCCACAAAGGCGATGTACCAAAAGGAATGCGCGTTTGTCATCATTGCGACAATCCACCGTGCGTCAACCCTGAGCATTTGTTCCTAGGTTCAAACTCAGACAACATGAAAGATATGATGAAAAAGGATAGGCACGGTTGGACAAACAGGAAGAGGACGCATTGTAGGCGTGGTCATGAATTCGAAGTTTTTGGAGTGACAAAGCGCACAAAAAAAGATGGGACAAGCTACCGTACATGCAAAGAATGCATAAAAATAAATAGAAAGAACAACAAGAATAAGTAAATATGCGTCGGTGGCCAAATGGATAAGGCAACAGACTTCTAATCTGTAGACTGTAGGTTCGAGTCCTACCCGACGCGCACAGTGGCAAGTAGCTCAGTTGGCAGAGCAAGGGACTGTTAATCCCTGGGTCGTAGGTTCGAGCCCTACCTTGCCAGCCACTATACTGATGATGGCCTTTTGCTAGAGGGCGTCATTAATATTTCTGTCGGTGCGCAGTTAGAGCGTCTAGCAAGCACTATTTGGAGCGATGGCAGAGAGGCTTATTGCACCTGTCTTGAAAACAGGAGTCCGTTTGCGCGGACCGGGGGTTCAAATCCCTCTCGCTCCTCCACTTATGTTACGCTTTTACGCACGCAGTAGCATCAGAGGTGGAGCACCCGTGGAATCTAACGGGAGGTCTCTGGGTTCAATTCCCAGACTGCGTGTCTAAGCCCGTTTAGCTCAGTGGTAGAGCTCTTCACTTGTAATGAAGCGGTCCTCGGTTCAATCCCGAGAGCGGGCTCTAACTGGGGTAGAATTTAGCCCCTATGGGCATAACGATTTACAGAAACCAGAGAATTGGCGTAATACCGCCAACCCCAGCTACCTCTGTTATTGAAGACTCGGTCACCCCTGAGAGCGTAAAGGCACTAATTGAGTACGGCTCCATGCTAGGTCATCCTGTTTCGTACGCCCAGGAACAAAATGGAAGATTAATCCAAAATCTTGTTCCAGTTCATAAGACTGAATACCAGCAGATATCAACATCATCGAAAGTTGAGCTGGAGATGCATACCGAGTCATCATTCCATCCATACAGGCCTTCATACGTCCTTCTTCTTTGCTTGCGCGGTGATGATGCAGTGGCAACCACTTACGCTGATGATTTTGACATCGTTCCAAGATTAAGTCAAGAGGCAATTTCTGTGCTTCAAAAAGAATGGTTTACAACTCAGATTGACCAGAGTTTTAGGTCAGATGGACAGCCAGATATCGATGTTAGGACGGCGATACTTGAAGAAACAAATAGGGACGCTAATCCAGGATGGAAGATAACTTACGACTCTTGGTTCATGAAAGCCGTTGGAGATGGGACTGAAGAATCTCGCATGCAGGCTCAAAGAGCACTCAAGGAAATGCGTGATGCGGTTAATGATTCAACAAAAGAGGTTGTCTTAAAGACCGGTGACTTACTTGTTATAAATAACGATTGCACCGTCCATGGACGAAAGCCATTTCAACCACGATATGACGGAACGGATAGATGGGTTCAAAGGATGCTTGTGGTGCGTGAAATGCCACCGCCAGAGCACGTTAATGGCCATATGATTACCACCGAGTTCAACTAATGATGGATTTTGACGTGATGTTCGAACCAAGATACGACCTTTATCAGGTCGCAATTTTTCAATCCAGATATAGCGGGATATATGAAGGTGGGGAATGGTTCGCAATTGCTAATTTTAAGAGTTTTGACGAAACTGGAATTTCGGAATATGTATTCGGAGATGATTGTGATGCCGTAGATTTTTGGATGTCTGAAAAATCAGAAATGATTGGAGTTGGGAGTACACCAGATGCTGCTGTAGCGAATCTCTATGAGCGGTACGAGAAAAAGGGTGGACCTACTCAAACATCTCAGAGTTGATAAAGCTCATTTTATTCCATAGTTTTTTTACCAATGGAATTGAAGTTACGGCAACAAATAGAGCAATAGCAACAGTAAGTATCAATGAGTTCTTTTTACCAATTTTTAGCTTATTTACATCCATGATTGGTCCCATCTATTTTAGAGATACTTTAGATATGTACATCTTATAACACGATTGCACGCCATAATGTACGCTATGTTCTACATCGTCTTAATTTTAACAGCAACAGCAATATTTTCAGCACATAGATTTGTGATGAACTCGGTCGAGTCCTACGACAGCTACGGCAACGGCGGCTCGTTCCGTGAATGGAAAGAATTCGAAAAGCAAAAGCTGGGTTTCTAATCTACTTAACGTAGATTCCAGCTCTTTCCACGTAAGTTCCTTCATCGCTAATAAATCTATACCCATCAGGCTTTGGGTCTGGTTCATCTTTCCACACAGGAATCACGGACATATTCCCGTGGGCAAAGTCTGGATTGCCTCTTAGGTGAATTTCAATTAGTTTTCCACCAATAAATTCACAGTTGATGGTTTTGTACTGAAGAGGAATCAACCCTATGAATTGGGGTAGCGGATGCCATTTCTCCGTTTTGTCCCACCTAGTAAATCTCTGATATGGGCGCTCTTCGTGTTTTGTCCCGATAACCTTAAGCGTAGGCTCGTACTTTGTATAATCAATACTTAAGTGTTCGCCCTCAAATACTTCGCACCAAAATTCTCCAGGATGCAGAAGTTCAAGTGTGCTTTTTTCTACATAGACCTTCCTGGCTTTTTCACCCATTCCCTCTATGTTCACTATTGGCTTTACAAAGTACTCGCCTGGCTTTGGAACCGGAATCCCACGCGGTCCACAGATATGGCCAGAGAGCCGGGAAATAATTAGTTTGTCGAATATCCAAAGATGTTCTGGATTACAGTCAAGCCATGCTTTGGCTTCTATCTGAAGCTCCACGCTTACGGCTCAATAAATATGCACTCACCAGGGCATTCTTCGGCGGCTTCAATGACGTCAGGAAGTCTTTCGTCTGCGAAAGATGCCATTCCCTCTGCTCCCTCTGGGTTCCCCACAGCGGCCGCATAAATCTTGTCCCCTTCTTTTACATACGCAAGACCGTCTGGCATCATGTGAAAAACATCTGGGGCTATCTCTGCGCATAGTCCATCTCCAGTACATAGGTCTTGGTCAATCCAGACTCTCATTATTTAAATTCGGTCCAGGTTTTATCGCCAACGCCAAAATATTCACGAGCATAACCCGAACCAATAATATCCTTATTTAAACACGCTGTTGTTGGGTCGTCTATTTTGTCTGAGCTGTAAATTCTTGCAAGAACACGTCCGTACTTGTCATTCTTATCTGGAATCGTGTTAACAAAAACCCACTTATGATTTGTTAGCCAGTCCTTAGTGAACGACTTAGCCTTAAGACCCATCTCTTTTTCTGCAAGGTCTTTGGTTCTTGATTCAGGAGTATTCACTCCATACAAGCGAACACGAATTTTGTGATGGATACTAAAACCAAGGTCTATCATCAAATCAATCGTGTCACCATCAACAACATTAAGGACCGTAGCCCCATACCAAAATCGCTGCATCAGAAATTTCTTATGTTGCGATTTTGGCCAGATGTTCTTTTGTACTGATTGCCCGGCAATCGAGGACGGTCTATTGTTGGTCCTTGGCTGCCGCGTGATTCACCAATTCTTGGACGGTCTATGGTTGGTTTGCCAACAGGGCGAATATCGTCCCGTCTACGGTTACCAGGTTTAATCTTGTTTGGATTGGAGCGGTCGATGTTGTCGGGACGACGTTTATCATTTGCTCCTGTTCTTTTGTCAGGACCATACAGCTGAAGTGTTCCATCACGCTGTTCTTTGATGTATTCTCTGTCTTTTGGGTCCTTTCCGTCGTATTGCTGCAACTGTCCATCAGCGTCTTCCAGAATGTATCCCGGCTTATACTCGGACCGACTGGCTCTATCAGCCGAATCTGGTTTTCTATTTGGGGCTGAACGGTCTGTTCTGTCGGCGCCTCTGCGGTCATCTGCGCTCGTTGGTCTGCGCGAATCCGTCTGACCACGACGTGTTGCAGCATCTCTTGTTCCTTGAGCTTCTTGACGGCCGACACGAACTGGTTGGTCTCCTGCCACTCGGTTTCCAGTTCCTCTGTCAACGCTGTCTGGGCGTCTCCTATCGTCCGCGCTTGTAGGGCGGCGTGAGTCTGTTTGACCGCGGCGAGTTGCTGCGTCTCTTGTTCCCTGTGCTTCTTGACGACCCACACGAACCGGCTGGTCACCAGCAACTCTGTTGCCAGTTCCCTTGTCAATCGAGTCGGGACGACGTCTATCATCGGCGCTTGTTGGTCTACGTGAGTCGGTTTGACCGCGACGTGTAGCAGCGTCAGAAACTCCAGTTGTTTTTCCACGATTCGCCTGAACTCGCTCTGCCGAATCGATTCGACGAGCTGGCGGAGAATTATCGATTCTGTCCGCTGGTTTTCTATCTGCAGCAGATGAGCGCTGCGCCTGACCGGTAAGTCTGTCAGTTTGCGCTTGATTTCTTCTATCTCTTGCGGCGTCGGTGTTTGCTCTTCCGATTTGAGCCTGTGCTTCAGCGCCAGAGCGGACAGTCTGCTTGTCAAAAGCTGCACGTGCCCTAGCTCTTGCATCTCTTTCTTTTTGCGAGCGATTTGCTACATCTCTATTTGGCTTTATGCCCTGTGATGCAAGCTGTCCTCGAACAAACTTTCTACGACGCTTCTCATAGTCTGAATTGCTCTGTCTCTTGTATGGAGCGCGTTGTTCTTCTGGAGTGCCATCATGAATCATTCCGTCACCGTCATGGTCTATTACGTCGAGTGAACCCTGTGCTGTTGCACCAATTGTTCCACCGCGCTGCTGACCGATAGTCTGTCCTTGAAGTTGCTTTTCTTCTACTGATTCAGAATCATCTTTTTTCTTTGTATTCTGATATCTCTCAAGAAGTCTCTTGCCCTTCGCGGCAAGCTTCGCTGCATCTTCTGTATTCTTTGGAACCCTTTCACCCCACGCCGCAGCAGAAAGCGCCAAACGTGTTGCTCTACCTTTTTCATCAACCATTGGGCCTGATGGATTTGTAAAGAATCTTGTAAGGAATGAACCCTTGCGACGCATCTTCTCTGGTGTATCAGCAGCGCCTTTTACTCCTGGCTTTAGATTTGAACCTTCGGTTCTATTGAAGTGTGCTCGGCCAGCAGCTGTCAACCCACCCTTTGGGTCCTTAAGTTTCTTCTTTGCTGATTTCTCTTCTACATATTCAAAATCTTCTGAATGTGAATCAAACACTTTTGACGAGAAGTACTCATCGTATATAGGCATTAAATCCGCTTCGTCAATGTCGGATGCTACTTCTACCTTGAGGTTGAGTAGCTCTTCGAAAAGTTGGTCGTCGTTTAGTTCGCTCATTACACAATTCTCCCATATTTCCCTTGTTTTAAAGGACAACAAATGATAACACTAGCTAGCGTCAATAATCATATGAATCCTGTGAGTGGAGCCATTGTTGTTGACTTTGTGGACTCTATTGGTGTTGTCTATCACCCAAATCTCCCCTGGCTTTAAGTTCATAGAAATACCACCAACGGTGAAAAAACATAGACTGTTTGTGACAATAGGTACGTGTATTCTGTGCGTATTTCGGTGTACCACCCCGTGGTCTTTATGGGGTTTGATAACCCCTCCAGGGTTCATCCTTGTCAGCATTGAGGACTTTTCTGAAACTTGACCGATGGATTCTCGGGCAATTTCACATATTTTGATTATGTCGGAACTGAATTCTTCGTAATGTTTGTGCTTTTCTGGACTGTAATCACTCGACTGCGGGGAGTACCTCAACGGGATTGTCTCGGTGTGGTAGCTGGCTTGCCCCATTGTCTTTTTCCTGCCCTCGTATTCACTCCAATCTGAATCATTGAAGGATAAAACTTTATTCAATAGATTTTCAAAGTCGGGTAAAACTCCAAGATATCTAAATGCTTCATTCTCTTTCATGAAATCATCCCGTACAAAAAAGAAACCCCCGGCTTTTTAGGGCCGGGGGTTTCTGACTTACTTTGTGACTTTGATTATGCGCCTGGTGCAGCGTCAAAATCAATCGAAACGAACGCTTCTGGACGCTTAACAGCGAGAGCAAGTCTCTGTTCTGCAAGAATCACGATTGCGTTGCGCACGAAGAAGTCTGAGTGCTGTTCCGAAATTCGGATTGAAGCCTGCTCGCGGTCGTACAGCTGTGCAGCAGTACCGAAGGCACCGACGAGGCCGGTTCCTTCTGTCATTGCTGGAGTGTCGATAACTGGCATTCTCCAAACGCGTGGCTCGCCACCCATTGCAACCGAAACTGCGATGAGGTATTGACCCTGCTCGTCCTTCGTCAACTCGATGTCTTCCCAGTCGTTCGGGTGCAATACAACGCCCGATGGCTCGTAGTAAGCCAAGAACGAGAGTGTTGCGGCACGACGGATTGCATCAGCCTTGGTGTCTGCTACTGGAAGTGTTGCACCATCTGACCAGGCGTATGTCTGGATGTTTGGTGTGTTCAAAACGCCCAAGAGGTTCTCGCCATTGCCGTCGCCATTGAGGATTTGGTTGTCTTCCAACAAACGAAGGCCGTACATCAATTCGTTGTCGATGATTGAACGCAGCTGTGGCTCATCGGCAAGGACGTTGCGGTGTGCAGCTTCCCAGTGTGCCAATGTGCGAACAGGAGCCTGCTCACCAACGAACGAGAATGACGACTGTGGCTTCAACGCAAATGCGTTGTTTCCACCGTTACGCTCTGCAATTGTTGATGCAGAGTTAACACCAGCAGCGAAGCCGTAACCCTCCTGGATAGGAGTGGTGAAGCCGAGCTGACGGAAGTATTCAATAACTGCTGCAGTTGTTGTACGAACTGGGAACAAGTCACGAACACGCTTGGTGCGCATTGGCTGTGTAATCATCGCATCGCGCTGTACTGAACCAAACGAGCCAAGACGGCTGTTTGTTACGTCAGTGCCAGGAAGTGCTGAGTAAACGTCCTTCACATTGTATGAACCAGATGTGAACGAAGCCTTTACCTGCCATGGTGCAACCATGTTTGCGCCGTTACGGCCGTTTGCGAGTGTCTTGAATTCAGCTGAGTCCAAGAACATTTCGCCGATTGACTTGATTTCACGGCTTGAAAGCTGTGCAACTTCTGCACTTGCTGCAGCGAATGAACCTGCAACACTTTCTGCTGGCTGTGAAGCCCAAGAATCAACGCTGTTCATTGTCTGCATACCGTCAATGAGGCTCTTGATTTCCTTGATGTCTGACATGTTCTTGTCGAACGCTGTCTTCTGCTCAGGGGTGACGACAACTGTGCCGTCTTCTACACGGAATGAATCCGCAATGGCCTTATTATCGGCCATCTTTCCACGAAGTGCACCTTGCAGTTCGTTTAATCTTGAATTGTCTTGCGACATGTTTTGCTCCTGTTGGAATTGATTGAGGGTTGGGTTATTAACTTTTATTGTGGCTTAGGTAAGCACCCAGCCCTAGTTATATAAAGTAACAGAGATTTACACCTTTTAGTGGAACTACTTTATTTGCAAACAAAAGTGTGTAAATGATTAAATTAATCTTCTGTTAGTTCTTCTTGGATTGATTTTTTTCTTTTTAGTTTTCCTAGCTCTTCTCGTAAAACTGTTCTGATTACATTTCTTTCTTGCGCAGCCCTCCCTCTTCGCCCAAGCGAAGTTGTGCCGGCTAAACGGGCGTAATCACTCATGTTTGTGCATGGCATCCAAACCGCCCTGCCAGTTTTGGATATTCTTCTGCTTATCCCAATACACCCCATTTGACGCGAACGAGCACGAGCTGACTCTGGGTCAGTAAAAACATCTGGGTCGTTGTCTCTAACGTATTGAGGTCCAGTCATTGCCGCTTTTGCCATGCTCGCCCCAAACATGTTCATCGTTGGGCCGCCAGAAACGGTAGAACCACTTGACACAGATGAGCCAACAGCTTGGGGTGGCGCGAACTGGTTTGGGCCAGAAGTTATGCCAGGACCAGAACCGTTTATCCCCTGTACCGGTCTTTCATCAAGTTTTTCCCATCCATTTCTTTTTTTCTTACGTTTCTTGCGACCGACTTCTTCTCTTTCTGGACGCCCTTCGACCGATGACTTCTCTTTCCATTTAGAAGTTTCTGCTCTGTTGGAAATTCGCTCTAAAGAATCCATTGAAGCACAAGGCATCCAATTCCCGTCTTCGTCTTTGTGTGCTCCCCTGCATCCAATCATTTCTGCAACACGAAGCGCTTCCATCTTCTTGACTAATTCTTTTTGCTTAGCCATTCTAGAATCGCTTCAGTCTTTGCTCTATGGCCTTGCTTATTCTTGTGCCATGGATTAATTCTTGGTTTTCAGATAGTGATTTAACTCTTCTCAGCGAGCGGTTGCTCGTGCAGCCAATTTCTGACTTCTCGTCAATAAATCGAGATATCTTTCTTGACATGCCAAATCCTGCTGTTTCTTGAATTTTCATAGATTCAAAGGATTGTTTGTATTCTGAGCGTTGGTCGATAAATTTTCCAGATTTAGTATCGATTGAGACTTTTTTACTTTTTGCCTCTTTTATCAAAGAAATCTTTTTAATTTTATTTTTGAAAGATTTTGCTCTGTAATCGAACTTTGAGAATTCTGATGAATTTTTATCCACTTTCTCTGATTTAGTCTCAATTTCTGAATTCTTGTTAATTATGGTTCTACCAACAAAAATAGTTTTTGAAGCAAAAGTCTTCTTAATTACCTTTTCGGCAAATTCATTCAATTCTATTTTCTTTGACAATGTTTTATCAATAATTGATTTTGCTGCATTATCGCTAACAGACTTGAATGTAGTTGATTCAGTCCATTCTGGAGCTTTTATATCAGCTTCTGAAGAAACTGTCTTTTGGGCGTGCTCAGCCCAATCCGAACCCATTTCATGGAAACCATAAAAAGACAAAGAATCATCACTTTTCACAACTAGTGCAAATGGAGTATCTCTGACTACATCTTTAATTACGAGTATTTCAGGCATTTGTTCCACCTTTGAGTACTTCAACAATGCTTCTCTTGCTGTTAGAAAGTGTTTCTAGTCGGTTTTTGTATAAAGTTTCTACTATCGACAAGTGTGTCTTTTCTCCGGCCGAGAGACCATCTTTTTCGAATCTTCTACGTAGCTCATTCATCTTAAAAGAGCGTGCCCTCTTGAGTAGGGCTTCAATGTGTTTTCTATACGCAACCTGCTGGTCCTGTTTCAAGTTGTTGTAGTACTCGGAGTACCTGGCACCGTTTGAACCCTGGTAAAAACCAGCGATGGTCATTTTTGTTCTCTTGGATATTTGAATCTTGTCAAGGTCAACCAACCCAGAGGTCACGTTCTGTGCAAGCATCGGCACTGCGCCTTCAGGGGTTGTTAATGGGTAAATTGAAGAACTTGGTCTGTCTCTTTGGTCTGTCAAGAAATCAGAAATCATTATCGTAGCAACATCTTCTGGCTTGAGGTCCGAGAACTTTACGTCAGGGCTAAATTTTGCGCCCTTTAGCGCTGTTTCGACATCTTCTCGGATATATCTTCTCTTATCAGACGGCTTGTCAGCAAAGATTACGTCAGGGGATTGTAGGCCAAGATGTTGCTGAACATCTGACGCAAATCTTTCAGCCAAGTGCTGATACTTGTCTGGAGATGAGTAAAGAAAGTATTTATCTGCGCCAATCGTTAGAAGAGACTGGTTGTTTGCAAGTTTTCTTTCCTGTATAAGCTTGCTGTTCGACAATAGTTTTGGCATGATTTCCGCTGAAACCATAGATATCGAGCCACCAGCAGAGATGTGTTCAATTGCAGCTTCAAGTGAGGTTATTTTCTTCCCAGTTTGAGCATTTGATGACGACTGTCTCGCAACGGCTGCACTTTCTCCTGCAGGAGCTTTTGGCCTTCTTTTTCCGGAGAAAGCCTCTGTGGCCCAACGAAATTTACCTTTTACTATCTCGTTTGGATTCTTTAGTCCTATAAAGTTTTCCGAGTATCTAATTCCATCACCCGTTTCGTCTGCAACCATCTTCAGCTTCGATGCAGGGTCGGATGTTGACTGCGACTCAATTGCCGTATTGACAGTGCGACCAAGTTTCCTTCTCTCACCAACTGAAAGCTTTCTTGCCTTCTCTAGCGTGATTGTGGAGCCACCAGGCAAAACATAGACAAGAGACTTAACGCCAGTATTCGAAAGAAGTCCAAGCTCGTCGTTGCCTATGTCATCTGGAGAAAGAGCTGAAAGGATGTATGTTGCGCCTTCCATGTCTCTGTTATCTGGGATTGCTCTCAAAACCTTTGCAGGGACTACTGGCTCTAAAACAAAACCGTCTCTTCTAACCATTCTTGTAGCCTTGCCGTTATATCCACCAATTTCTGAAACCATTCCTTTTACTTGTTCAGCAGCAGAACGTGGATTATCAAGAGATACTTTTGGAATCTGTGGCTTGCGTGATTCAATCAGATTTCCAGGCAGGTCGCCACCGGTAAGAGGTTTTCCTGTTACGGGCTCTGGTTTTGCTGGTCCGCGTCCTGCGCGTCGAAGAGCAGCAACGAGCATCCTTAGTGGTGACGGAATATCAAAAAGTTTTGCTCCGCAAGTTGATAGACGAGAGTCAGTAAATCTTCCACCGTACTGGTAGCCCTCTGGACATCTGTAGCCACGATTTTGTCCTGGCTTTGAACCACCGACACCACCAGGCTTTCCAGGGGTAAGTGTTCTGTATATAGCAGAACGAACTGGAGAACGAATTGGGTCTGAGTCTCCGGGTATAGCAAGGCTTCTCAATGTTGAACCAATGCGTGATGCTTTTGTCTGTATCTCTACAGAGTCAAATGCACTCTTTCTGAGTATTCTGTCCGTGCCATTACGCTTGGATAAAGCCTTGAATGACACTACATTTTCAGAAAGCTTCATTCTTGAGCGCGCAATATTATGCAGATTCTTTGCATCAATATCTGCAATTACGATACGCGCGACAACTACGGCACGCTCAGGGCAGCATGGCAATGAGCCATCAATTTCACTCATAATCCCCACCGCAGCATTCTGCAGACTTGCGACCAGAAGGGATTTCAAACTTTACGGTTTCGCCTTTTTCGTCTTCGCCCTCCATTTCCCAGTTATTGTCATCCCTGAGCAATTCTGCAAACTTTGGTTCCATCTCAATGAAGTCACGCAAAACGCTAAAAGCGTGAAGAATGTCTGATTCGGTTACTACGTCATTTGGCTTTTTGTCATTAGCGCCTTTGAATTCATGGAAGAAAACATCATCTTCGTAGTACGAGTCATTTAATGACTTCTTTGCAGTTCTCTTTGCGGCGCTGCGGAGATGGCTGGCAAACTCAGTGTTCGTCCAGTTTCTTTTCTTGAGCTTTCCGCGGCAATTCTTCATGCCCGGATGATGGCATCCCTCGTTTGGCCAAAGACCAGTTGTTTCATGATGTAACCATGCGCAAATATTGTTCAATGGGTATAGCTCTGGGTGGTTTGCAAGAATCACTCTGCAACGACGGAATCCGCCTGGCTTGCGCATGATTGGTCGCCAGTAGCGTAAAAGTCTTTCTAGGTTTCCACGACGAGGGCCGTATCCACGGAGCAGGTCGCCAGTAACCAGCTCTTGAGGGATTATTCCGCCAAGAGGGTCGAGTTTCACTTCGTTATTTTCGAATTCAGAACTCATTGCCATCCTCGTGTTTATTTGCGGAATTGTCTACCTTATAATCTACCATTTTAATGAGACTCTTATTATTTATAAAGTCAATTGCTCGTGCATTCTTCTTTTCGAGCCTCACTTTTGTTTCACCAACTGTTGACAGTGTTGTTATGCCCTCAAGAACTTCTTTTTCTATTTCGACATCTTTCTTGATGAACGTCTCATACCACTTCCCCTTTGTTGGATTCTTGGGAGCATCCCACAGAGAACGATGAAACTTGGTGTTTCTAATCTTGTTTAATCCTTGCGTTTTTGAAGCCCATGAAAAGAAGTGAATCTTTACAGAAGAGCCATCTGGTCTTACGATTGCTCCGTCTTTTTCTCCGGCCTTTGCCTCTACGTCGTAGTAGACCTTATTGCCATCGAATGTTCCAACAAGTACGGCTTTCATGATTAGTCGACCATCAAATCTAATTGGTCACTTTTCCTGATGCTGTCAAGAGTTTTCTTCAGTTCGGCTTCAACTTCAGCATCGATGTTTCTCTTAAGTATCTCGTCGACACGCGCTGTTGGACTAGCTGTTTTATCATAAGAGCGAGGGTTCTCGATGTTTACGCCCTGCGGGTGAGCGAACTTGACATAACCAACACCCATGCCTTCATACTTCTCTTTAATCTTCTTGGCTGCACGGTACTCTTTGAGCTTGACCATGCTCGCAGTATTTAGAGGCTTGCCACCAGATATTGAGTAGAAGTAGGCAACTTCTTCTGGAGTGAATCCAAGCTTTTCTAGCTTTGATGCAAGTGACTTTTCATTAACGACATCTGAAATATCTTCTGATTCTGCAACTTTGGAAACCTTGGTATATGGGTAGTGAATTCCCTCTACTTCGTTCTTCTTGAATCCACCAAGAATCTGAGCTTCAAATGGCTCATGGGAGCGAGGCGATGAGTCAACCGCACCAACTGGTGACATCTTCCCGTTTTCGTCCATTGATGCATTGACGGATGAGAAGTTCTTGTCCATCTTCGCTCCAAGCAGATGGAGCATTGCTTCAGTGTTTTGCTTGTTTGAAGAAATCCCATCAGCGTTCATGATTGCGTCAGCGATGTCATCAGGGTCGTTTGAGTTCATCGCTACCGGTCTGTGAGCTGACTGTAGAGCCTCTCCGCGCCCATATGCGGTGCGATTGGACACTTCTGGCTTGAGGATTACCTCTATCTCTCCTAGCGCCGTAAGACCATCGCCAACCACGTCATTGTCACCAATCTCAAAGATTGCATCGCTTCCAATATTGCCCTTACCAGATGCGGCTACTCTTCTCTTCTTTTCCTCGTTATGCGAGCGATGGACAACATATCCGCTGACAGGCTTGGCTGAATTTGGAGTTGATTTGCTAATGCCGATTCTGCTGTTGTACTCATCTCTGAATACATCTGAGGACCTACCAGCCCTTCTTCCAGAACTAAACACTCCATCAAAGTCATCAAATTCTGTCTTTGCTGGCTTGTAATTATTCTCGTCAAACCCGGCGAATGGGTCGTCGTATTCACTTGAAATTGAAGTTGACGGAGTTGTTGGTGTTGTGTCAAAATCACCAAACGGGTCAGTCTCTGAAGGCTTGCTCTTTCCTCTACCAAACCTTTTCCCTATTTTTTCGCGAGCAGAACTAATCACTTGCCCGGCGTTCTCAACCAACTCTCCTCTTTCGGCTCGTATGATATCGCCGAATTCATCAAGCCTCTGCTTGTTCTCATCTGTAACGACTCGCTCATCAATAAAATCTGAAGCAATAGTCCAAGCGTCTGCAAGCTTGTCCACCACTGGGTCCGGAAGGCCATTTGGTGCGACTCTGTCCACAGCGGACATTGCAACATCCATTTGGTTTTGAGTTATCTTCCCTCTTTGAACTGCTTCTTCTAGACCACGCTCGGCAACTTCTCTTCCAGCTCTTCTGGCAACGTCAACTGCAAGCGCGGTTGCAAAACCAACAGGACCACCAGCAGCAAGAGCGCCAGCCATATTCACGCCGTACTTAACGCGTTCGCGAGTATCTTCATCTGCTCCGGAGCGCTTGAGAACTGCGTCCAAAACTCTTCCAGTTGCACGACTTCCAGCGATACCGGCAACTCGCTGTGTTTTACTTGGCTTGCTTCTTGCACCTGAAGATAGACGTCCAGATGAAAAACTGGATTCATCAAGCGGCTTTCCTCTACGAGAAGCCAAAACTGCAGCTGGTGTTATTTCTTTTCCTTCTTTTTTCAACTTAATAGCGCGTGCCATTAAAGCAGTCGATGCAAGGTCGTAGTCTTTTGGTTGGCGCTGATAAGTGAGTCGTGATGAAACACCGAATATCGGTTTGTTTACACCAATCAATTGTCTTTCATCAGATGGACCCAGGGAGCTTGCAATGGTACTGTCACTTTCACCAACAATCAAGTAAGCAGAACCTCGAAGCTGGTCTGACCAGCGAGAATAGAAATCCTGGTCATTAACATCTATAGCTAGACCGTAAACACCGCGTGCTGTATTTTCTGCTTCAGTATAATATTTTGCTACATCTTCGGGTATATCCCGTGCGGCATTACGTCCATAATACCCCTGTGTACTCACCCCGCCAGATGCCGGATAAGCACTAAGGAATCCGAAGTCTTGACTTTCTTTCAATCTTGCAGCAAGCTTGCTATTCCTGCTCTGTCGCTCCTTTATTTCAGAAAGACGTCTATTTCCGCCTTCAATCAGTGGCCCCATCCCGTCTCGAAGTGGGAGTGAAGCTATGTCAATATCCTCTCCAGCCTTTGCACCATACTGAGAAGGAATTCCAAGCAGCTCATTGATTGCATTGGCTTCCTGTCTATCTCTTGGCTTAAACTTTGTTTCACCAGAAGTTAGTGAAGACATTATTTTTTCAAATGTTGATATTTTCTTTTCATTTGTATCAAATTCTTCATTAAATTTACGAATTACCATCTTGTTCAAAGCGCCAGTATCACCTTGAGAACCGGCACCCAAACCAGCCGTAGATGTTCGTGATGGGTCGAGAACTCCGCCGTCCAATTGGGCTTGACCAACATGTATTACTGCTTCTTGGTTGTCGCCTACGTTGAATGCCTCAAAGTCTCCTGCCTGACGTCTTCTGGTAAGTTCTTTACCTTCTTCGACAAGTATTGCATACTCTTCTTCTGGGATGTCTTCTACGTCAAGAATCCCCTGTTCCATTCTTTCTTTCTTTGTTCTCGCTAAGAACTCCTGAAATTTAAGTTCTTTTTTGGAGTCTGAAAGTTTCTTTTTTACTTCTTTCTTGAAGTCACTAAGTCCCTGTTCTTCAACTTCAGCTGCAGTTAGGTTGCGTGGCGTTACGTCGGCATCAAAATTATCAAGTCCAATGATGTCTGTTCTTCCGTACTCGTCCTTCCCACGAGAAAGAATTACACCAAATTCAGCCCCTCTCCACTCTCCTGTTTTCTCAAGGGCATCTAAAGCCTTTTCTAAGCCATCGACTCTTGCTCGTGCTTTATCAGCACGCTCAACTGATTTATCTAAGCTTGCCTGTGCGAGCGGTGATTGCTGAGGTCCGGCAACTTTGCGTCCGGATGACAGCGTTGGAGCAGAGCGTCGAGTTGCTGGATTAAGTCTGCGCTCAAGTCTTCTTCCAATCGCGCCGCTTTCAAGAACAACATCGTCAGTCTCGGTGGGCAGGAATTCACCATCATCTGCAAATTTGGTGAGTTGACTTTCCGTCATTCTCACGCGTGGTCGCTTATCTACACCAGCGTGGAACTCAACCGCAGCATCTTCTATTTCTTTGAGTATTGCTTCTACTGATTTTCTGGAAACAAAATCAGCTACTGCTGGGTCTAGTGATTCCCTGGACATGTCGCTCATGACTTCTTTTGGACTCTCACCAGCCATGACGCGCTTGACATCTTCAAACGTCATATTTGCTCTTGTTGCTCTTACGACTTTTCTTTCTTCTCGTGTCTGTGGGACGCCAAGTACTTCACGTCCTGCAGTTGGGTCTGAAACAGAACCTGCTGACGTCTTGTATGGTGCACGCTTGCCAGCTCCAGGCAAGTGGTCGGGGTCGAACTCTGGCGGTTGTGGAAGATTAGTGATTATCTCTCCACGCTTTGCAAGCTCGTCGTCAAGAGACTTGAGCGTTGCTCTGTCGGTTCCCTGAAAACCCTTTTTGTCGTTTGCGTAGTCTGGGTCAAGGAGCCTGCTGTAAGTTGCTGCTCTTCGATTAACCAGCTCTTCAACATTCATGCGACTCACAACCTTCATCTGTGGTCGACCGGTTCTTGGGTCAACTGGGTCTGGAGCAATGTCTGCTTCAGCAGGTTGAACGAGTGGGGCTTTGCCAATTTCGGCTACATAGTCCTCAGATGGGGGCTCGCCGAAAGAACCTCCAGCGCTTATTACCTCACGCTTAACTTCCACGTTCTTGTCTTCAATTTCGACTTCGCGCTTTGGTCGCGATGGGGTAGAAGAAAGACCGTTCTCTCTTCTTTGCGCAACATACTTGTTGGCAACTCTGTCAATCTTCTTCTTTGTTCCCTTTGCATGCTGCGATGCACCAGGACCCTCTTCGCCAATCGAGGAAGAGACTCTGTCCAAGACATCGACGACATTGTCTTGTTCTTGGACACGCAGAACGATTGTTCCATCAGGCCTTGTGTCTACAACTTTCATTTTTCCTGGAGGAAGGACAAGGGCCCCTTCTTCTCCAAGTTCAGTCTCGTTTGTCCTGAACAGTCCTTTATCACCTTTTGAAACCTGGACTATTACGCGAGTCTTTTCCTTGCCAGCACGAATAATTACATCTCCATCAGCATCACGTGACTCACCTGGTTTGTGTGGTGATTCATCCGTAATGATTCGTCCGCTTACAAAACTCTTATTATCAAAGTATTCACTTACGTCCTTGAATCCGCTATCTGTTACACCAAAATAAATCTCTGCTTCAATTTCTAGGTCATCAGGGATTGATGACTCGTCCATTGCTTCCATTGCTGGAATAAGGACTTTTTCAATTTGGTCTTCTAGCGCTGCTGTTTCGCTTTCTGGAGAAAGGTCGCCAGCGCTTCTTTGCGCTCTTCTGTAACGGCGATTTATATTCTTTACCGCAGAAACATTCCCATCTGGGTCAACAAGGTTGCCGATGTCAGTAAGTTCTGGGTCACCGAGTCGTTCTACTGCAACAGCCTGCTCTTCGGTCATTGCCAAAGACTCATCTCTTTGAATCTTTTTCGCGTAACTAGCACCAGCTTTATCTGTCTTGACTTTCTTGGTTTTCTTTAGCGCCTGTTGCCTTGGTGGGTTTACGATTTCATCGATTCTTGTATCAAGTTCGCGTCTTTGCTTTGCCCAAACTTTTGAGTCTTCAGAGCCTTCAAGTTTTGACTTGAATATTGCTCTCAACATCTTCTTGTCTTCAAGCAGGACTGATTTGTCGTCAGCAGAAAGTCCTGGCTCCTTCAGGGATATCTCGATGTCAGCAAGTTTCTGAACAAACTCGTCTTCAGTCATGTCTTCGGCTTGCTTCTTTAGATTTTTTATCTCCTCTTGACGAGAACGCGCAGCCATCTCTTCTGGTCTAAGGATTCCTTCTGAGAACATCTTTTCGCGAACTGATTCACGCATCTTCTTAACGTCGCTGCGCCGCCTATCTTTATCTTCACTACTAAATCTTTCAGCCCACTTCTTTTCTATCAAAGCAATTTTTGCGTTGTTTTCTTTAATTTTTCTATTTAGATTTTTGAATCCAGGAGAGTCCTTGCTTTCGCCAGTTGCCTCGAGATTGTCGTATGCGTCGTTGTAGGCTTCTCTGTTGTATTCGAGACCAGCAAGAGCATCAACGAAGTCGTCGCTTGTCGTGGACGAATCTTCCGACCAATCCTCGATGAGCGAGAGTTCTTTTTTATGCGCCAAATCAAGGCGTTCCTTAACCTCGGCAATGCTGTTTCCTGTTATCTCAGGGTCTGGACCAAGGTTCTCGTAGTATCGAGCCTCAATGTCTCGCAATCCCTCTGCATCAGACCTTCTTCTGATGTCCATGTATCTACCATCAGATACGTCATCCATCCACTCAAGGGCAGCGTCGATATCGTCGCCATAGATGATTCCAAGGTCTCTGAGAGCCCAAAGCTCAGCCGTTGCCTCAAGCGCCCACAATTCAGCGCCATCTTTGTCATTGAAATACATCTTTGGATAATCACCGGCAAGAAATCCAACGACGTCAGCCCTAGACAGGGCGTTCTTTAGCGACTCTAGGTCTATGCCGTCACTGGCTTGAGTCATAAGACTGAACACCATTTCGCTATTTAAGTCTTTGACACTTTCAACCTTTACTGGCTCACCCTTGCTGTTCATCACAGTGATAAAGCCGTTGGTTCTAATCTGTCTTTCCGCTTCTCTCGCGAAGCCCTGGAACTGGATTGTGTGAGCAATCTCATGCTTCATGATGTGCCGCGCAAAGGCTCTCTCCTCGACCATTCCGGCAAGTTGCTTTGACTGTCCATCAACAGTGACCAAGAAGTCGGTTAGTGCAGTTGCTCTTTCGGCATCAGTTTTACCACCAACGAAATCGATTCGCATTCTTTCGCCCGGGGCAAGACTTGGTATCAATGCTTCCTGGTTGTTCATTATCTCAGGAATGTCAACATTGATAATGCTCATCATTCGATTTGTGTCTGGCGTTGTAATACCTTGTGTTGAAGCTTCGTCCATGTTTGGGTCATCAGGACTTTTAACTTCAAAATTTATCTTTGCAATCGTTCTCATGTGCTCTGGGTCGGCGATGAACGAGTCAAGAGCAGATTCGAGCAATGCTCTTTCAGTTGTATACCAGCGCTCTGTGTCGGCTGCAATAAGACTTTTTTGGCGCTCTGGAGTCAGGTCTGAAAATCCTGGGACATGTGCAAGTCTTGCCTTGACTATCTTGTCAATATCTTCTGCAGAAAGTCTCGTGCTTGTGTCTATCGTCCATGCACCGCTATCTCTCAGTTTCTGAAAAACCTCAAATACGTCGTCATTTGTTTTTCTTTTTTCATCTGTTCTGATTACGCCAAGCGTGTCCATCAGACTTGCAATGTTTATGTCCTGCTGAGCAAGCTTGTCTTGAGCACGAATCATTCCATCAACGAATACTCTGCTGTTCCTATCGTTAAGACTCGCTTCACGCCACTTCTTAATGTTCTTAATTCTTTTGCCGTTTTCATCACGCCATACGGTCCTGCCGATTCCTGGTATTGCTCCGTTATCAAGCCATGATAGAAACTCAAAGAGTTTTTTTGTTGTGTGTTTTACGCCGGTTTCTTTACTGACATCAATCCCGCTTGCCATTCTTTTTGCAAAGTCAAATATCTCTGATGCTGAAATACCAAAACAGTTTGTTCCTGCGTTGTCGGTGAATTGGTTGGCTGCAGGTGTTCCTGGCGGGCATCTAAACTTTCCATTTTCATCAACAATGATTCCAAATGCGCTGGCAGCTCTTGCGATAAGAGACCTGCCTCTTTGCCCAATTGTTCGTCCTGGAAGTCGCTTTTCGTTATAGTCAGAAGAACTGACAGTCTTGTCTCCGTTGAGACTAAATGGGTCAAGTGTCTGTTCTGATTCCTCAATAATCTCGTCGGTCTTTTTATTGACCTTGTATTTTCTTATTCGTAGTTTTGGTTTTGCTGCAAGGGCTTTTGTATATTCATCAGCCGTTAGCGAAGGGGATTTATCAACCCAACCAAAGTTTGGTTTCTTGACAGCAGTCTTCCGTGATTTTATAGACGGGAAAAGCTGAAGAACTTTTCCTTCTTCCCACTTCTGGCTAGGGACATAGTTGTAGCCATTAGGGAGTTCAACCATTCCAGGCGTTCCACCCTTACTGGTTCTCTTTTTACCGTCGGTGTCCTTGTACGTCTCGCTGCCAGTCGCATTATCAAGGGCCTTTACAGAAAGACCAGCGTTTAGTGTTGGTCTTGTTATTGACTCAAGTACAGCCTTCTTGAACGCAATTGCTGCGTCGTTTAAGTCTCGTCTGCCGGCGAGTGGCGATACAAGCCTCTCGGATGTGATTGTACGTGTTTTATAGAACGGCTTACCCGTCATGGCGGGCCGCCCTTTCTTAGATTGTGTCAGTTTCTGCTTCGAGCAGCTGGAATTCAACAAGGGACTTCATGAAATCTCCATCAAGAGTTTCATCTTCCTTCTTGCTCATTCCTTCGCCACCGGCAACCCAGCCTGCTGGGATTAGATTTTCTTTGCCGAGTTCGCGAGCGCGCTTGAGGATGTGACGCTTTGCAGCTTCCTTGTCCTTTGCGCGGCCAAATGCTTGGATTGCATTTCTGAGGTCAGACTCGTTTGAGATTGGGTATGAACCATCTGGAAGAGCGTTTCCTTCTTTGGCCATCGAATTGCGCTGTTCTTCTGTGAATGCGCGCTTCAGAGCAATTTCTGCTGCTTCGGCTTCAATCTCTTCTGCTTCTTCTGGTTCGTACTTGTCGTAACCAAGAACTTCGCCGTCAAGAGCAACGAATACGTCGTATGATTTTCCGTCAAATCCTTCGATTTCAACAGCATACGAGTCGATGCCTTCGAAGTTGTCTGGCTCAACAGCAACCACATGACCGTCAATTGACTTAACTGCGATTTCAGCTGCGTCAGTGAAGCTAATCAGACTGAGTTCATCAATTGCTGCCTTTTGTTCAAACACGCTTTCATCAAGCTTGTGCCAGCCCATAACTTCTGCCGAAGTTCCATCGATGAATACTTCAACTGCCTTGCCATCCTTGCCTTGAACATCAATGACGAACATGTCGGCATCTGGCGAGTAACCTGAATCGATTACTTTTCCGTCGAACATTTCTTCAGCCATTCCCTCAACGCTCAAGAGGCCTGGCATTCCTTTTTCTGCGATGCATCCACCTGGGCAGTTGTCGCAAACAGAAGTTACAGCCGAGTAAGACTTGCGCTCAATTGCGCAAACGTAATCATGCTCACCAAGGTCCTCTGACTTCATTCCCATTGATTCCATGCGGCGCTTGCGGAATTTTTCCATCATGATGTTTTGCTTCTCGGCTTCTGCCATGTCCTCTTCATCTTCGGAGTCCATGTCATCTTCCATTGAGCCTTTTTCTTCTTCGGACATTTCTTCCTCGTCGTCCTCTTCGGACTCCGCTTCCATGTCCTCTTCTTCTTCCATCATGTCTTCTTCATCGCCTTTTTTCTTGAACTTGTGCATGGCGGTATTGACTTTTTCCTCATCATCCATCATGTCTTCTTCTTCCATGTCATCCTCTTCGGACTCCATGTCTTCTTCCATGCCCATGCCCTTCATTGGCTTCTTCTTTGGCATCATGCCGTACATCTTTTGCATGTCCTCTTCGGTCATGTCTTCATCAGCGATGTCAAGGTCTGTTGCCGGCACCATCTTCATCTCTACTGGCATAGCGCCACATTTGCCGCACACCTTTGCTCCTGGAGTAAAACCGCACGCAGATGCATCAGCTCCTTTGGCGCACTTGAGCACAGCCCCTTCGCTGTCAATACTCACTGTTGCCTTGTCGTCGTAAGCCATAAAATAGAGCTCCTTGCGCCTAATGGTATGCAGAAGGCTAAACAGCCAACTGTTTATTAAATTATTTGTTTGTAAAAGTATAACCTACCATAGCGCCGCTATGGGAAGTATTAATAAAACGCTTTTCTAATTATCTATTAACGTCTTCTTTGTGAGTTGTCGTGAAGCTGAAGAAGTTTTGTCCATTGAGTTGGAGACAAGAATCCTTTGGCTTTGAATTGAGAAACAAGGCTTTGAGCAAATCCACTCCATTTGGCATTTTCTGCCCAGCCCATTATTTCTTTTTGCATTCTTGGCGTTATGTTTTCTGGGGCTCCGTTGTTTTCTCGTCCAGAGGAGAGTTTTGCAACTGCTTCCTGACCAGAATTGGTTATTCTGCGAGCAGCTCTTCTTCCGCTGCTCATAGAGCCTCCACCCTTGACCGAATCAACAGTTTCGCTAAGGTCGTACTTCTTGTTGAGTCTGTCAACTATTTCCTGAACTTCTTCATCGGAGTAGCGAAGCGCTTTTCCAACACGAGGGCTGAATTTTGGCTGTTTGCCTTGCTCAAAGGTCTTTAGACGGCTGATTATCTTTGCCGCACCAAGCACCTCATCGATATCGTCCCACTTGACCTTTTTGCCACTTCTTTCAACGGCGTCAACAACGTTTCTCCAGAGTGAGAATTGGGGGATTGAGTTGTCAAACTTGGTGCCGTCTTCACCGAATACTTCGCCAGCGCTTGGGATTATGCCTTGGTTAACAAGTTGTTCAACTATTCCTGTTGGGACGCCTTCTTGTTTCCATTTTTTGAGCTGTATTGGTGTCGGCGTAAACGTCACTCCGTCAACTTCAAACGTCAGGGCTTCAGATAGTTCTGCATCTGACTCGACGCCAAGTGAATCTGAAAGCGCGGAAACAGAGAATCCGCCCTTGGAAATTTCTTGTGCAACGGTTTGCTCAGTCTCAACCATGTCTGCAGGGGACATGAGTCCAGCCATGTAGATTCCCTCGTCAAGGAAGTCATCATATTGCTCACGAGTGAGCTGGTTTCCGTCCTTGTCGTACCAGTACGGCTTAGCACCAAAGCCCCAAATTCCATCAATTATGTCGCTTGTCTGGAAAGGGTTTGAACTGTCAGAGAATGCTCTGTCAATCAAGGCGTAAGCATCAGCTTCGGAAATGCCTGCCCCTTCTTTGAACATCTTCTCTGCTTCTATCTCGCTTATACCGAGGTAATCTGCAATTTGTTCTTTGCTCAATGGCTTGCCGTTTTCGTCTTTCAGAATTTGCTGCAGCTTCCTGGCGTCAAGCATCCACTTACCATCTGGAGACCTGTCGTTATTTTCTGAAGTTTTTCCAAACTTTATTTTGACATCAGCTGCCAACTCTCGGCCAACCTTGTTTCTTTGCAATTCACCAGGCATCCTGAGTCTTCCAGAACTGAATTTTTCAGTGCCGAATTCGTCTTTGCTTGGTCCAGGTCGCTTCTTGCCTGGAATTGTTGCTGCTCTCTGTCTTACGCCATCAGCAAACGCCTGTCTGTCGGCATCTGACATTGGTCGTCGTTTTGAACCCTGTGTTCTTCTGTTTCTTCCAGAGCTAAGTCCTGGAGCATCTCCTGGCTCCAGGAAGTCGGCTACATCGCCTTCAACCATGTCGAAGTTAGAGAGGTTGCTAGGTGAGAAAATGTCTTCAGGAAGACCGCCCTTGCTCTCTCTGTTTAGTGATACTCCGCTTTCCTCGAAAGACTCACCTATCCCAAAGAGGTCGCTTAGCTCTCTCTCTAGCCTGTTGATTGCACCGTAGTACATGTCGCTGAGTTTTGCAGCAAAATCTTCCGGCTTTGTTGTGTTGTTGATTGAGTCAACCAAGTCTTCAATTTCATTTATTTGACTCTGCAGTGAGGAGCGAATGAACGAATCGTCGATTGCCTCGATATCTTCAAGTACTCCTTGGATTTCCTGAGCATCAAATCTCATCGAATCAACGGCATCAGCGGCATCCCCGTCAGCATCGTCTATATGCTTTTGCATTGCTGACTCGAAGTCAACCTTGCCGCCATCTCTCCAGCTGTTTCTGTACGAATTTTCTAGAAGGCCTATCTTTTCGCGTAAATCATCGGTTTGCTGATTCAGGAGTGCAAGATTCTCTACATGGTCTTCCAGCTGTGATTCGATGTCATATATTGCAGAATCAAGTCTGTCAATAAATTCCATATCATCATCTGAAATTTGTCCAGTCAAATCATCGATGCTTGGTGTGCTTTGCTTTGTGATTTTTTTACCATCAAGAGCTGCGCGGATGTATTCATCCCTCGTAGCAACTAAGTCATCGATTGCGTCAATAGCTTTTTTATGGTCTTCTAGAGCAATCCTTCCACGTCCACCATTTGGAAGGAAGCCAATTTTCCCATCAAGAGCATCCTGCGTTACTGGATTGTTGAACTGCCCGCTCTTTTCAAACTCGGACTTGATGTCTTCTGGTGACCTTCCAGAACTAAGGCGTCCACCACCAGGAATCCTGCTAGAAACCAAACTTCTCGTTCTTCTTCCAGAAGAGAAAGACGTTCCTTGTGGGACTCCAGGTTGTGTTGGGTTGATTGGAGCAACTGCGCCGTCAATCAAGCCCTCAATCTTGTGGAGGCTAAAGCTTCTGTACTGACCTGATTCCTCATCAAGTCCTATGAAGTATATTCCTCCGCCCTTCTTGGTCATCATTCCGGTTGGGTAAACCATTCGTGGCTTACCGTTGTACGTGAATGAAATGACTTCACCGTTTCTGCGTATGGAATCAAAGTCATACTTTTCAACAGGAACCGCAGGCAAGTTTGCCGCGATGTGTCTTGAGTTTGAGCCAGCCTCATCAGTTCTCTTGAGAGCGTCTGTGACCAAGCCAATTTCCTCAGCAGGAGTTTCGTCGTACCTAGAGCGAACCCCAGATGAAAGCCTGCTGTTCTCTCTCATTAATTCAGCCTGGATATCGCTAGCTTCGTCTGCCCAGTCTTCTGCACTCCAGTCAAGGCGTGATTCATCTATCTGCGCCATCATCCGGACATATTCCTGTCTGTCTGCGCGCTCTCTTGAAGCTCTCTTGTAATTTTCGTACTCTGCGTCTTGGCGCGCTTCCTCTTCTTTAAGCATTTCGGCAATTTTTTCAATGTCGGTTTCTGCTTTAAACTTGCGTTGCCATTCTATGCGGCTGTTTTCATAAGAGTCAGCCCATCGTGCTGCATCTTCTGGGGACTTAAAACCCTCCGAGCCAACTCCGGCAATGTCCCAGTCGATTTCGTCGTCTTCACCGACACCGTCCATGACCATCAATTCAGCAAACCACTCACCGGATTCATCTTGGCTTACATTCCACTGACTCGGGCGCGAGCGTCCACCTAGGAAGGCTCTTGCCTCAAACCAACTTCTGTCGCCATCGCGATAGCCTCTGCGCATATCGAATTCAGTGAGAACCTCATCACCAAATGCGCCCATTTCATCAGCAAGAGTTCTTACTGTCCCCTCAGGATTTAGCACATACTTGCTGCGTCTTCCCGAAGAAAGTGAAGCAGGCCCTCCGTCGTAAGTGGCATCTCTGTTTCCAGGGATAACTCCAGCTTCGGCAACTTTTCTGCCAAGCTTCTTACTCATTGACGGAGATAGAGCTATCGCGTAGTCGTGTGCTTTCTGAGCATCTTCAAATGCTTTTTTCAGTGCATCTGGGTCGGACTTAAGTTTCTTGAGCCATGATGCAAGATATTGCGCGTGGTCTTCTCTTGGTTCAGGAGTCAGGCCGTGAGCAGTCATAAAGAATGCTGATGCTATTTCCGCAATTAGCTCTTCTTGTGCATATTCAGGGCTTCCAAAGTCTCCCATGTGGTCTCTATTTAGACGACTCTTACCACCTGTCCAGTGCATCAACTCATGAGCAAAGACTGCATAATAAGCTTCCTTGCTCTTGAATGAAGAGAAAGGAGGAAGTGTTATTTCGTCTGTTGATGGTCTATAGAACGCCCTATCTCCACCGTGATTGACTACTGCACCGATTTCTGAAAGTGCTTGTTCAAGTTCTGCAACACGCTCTTCTTCTGAGAGTTGAGGCATCTTGAATTGTTCTTTATCAATTCCGTCAATCTGGTCAAGGTTGAAAACATATCCTGTTTTAAAGAATATTGAGCCTGGCTTTATTTCATTGCCATCAGCATCTTTCTTTGCAGGAATGATTGTTGGGATGATTATCATCGTTCCCTTTTCACCCTTGCGAACAGTTCCGCCCTTTTCTTTCCACTGGTTGAATCCAGCCCAAAGACCTGTCTCGTAATTCATTGCATCCTTCTGGAACATCAACATTAACGAGTTGATTCCAGAGTATGGGCGATTGTTGTTCATGGCGTTACGTGGAAGAGAAGCATCTCTATGCCATGGGAACTCCCACTTACCACCTTCTGTCTCTGCTTTTTGTATTTGCTCGATTAGCTGTTCTTGAACGCTTCTGTAAACCTCGTCCAACTTCCCTGAAGACAAACGCTGTCCAGGTTCCATGCCCTCAAGCGGACTTACGTACTTTTTGCTACCTGAACCAAGCGTATCTCCGCGTTGTTTTTCAACCCAGGATTTTGCTTCCTTGTCTCTATCACGCAAAAGTTTCATGTGCTTTTGTTCACGTCTTCTGACAGTTTCGCGGCTGAGGCCAAGGGCCTTGGCAGTCTGGTCGAGTGATTCTCCGCCCATACGACGGTCGTAAATTGACTCGTTCAACGCAAGCTCTGATGCTTCCTCTGCTGCCATGCGTGCCTGGTCTTCGCGGTAAGACTCAACCTCGTCAAAGTCTGGTCGTTGCAGTGTTCCACGTTCACGAGCCATGTGGCGCATTTCTGCCTGTCGCACATCTTCGCGTGTCATTCCAAGAGCCGAAGCAGTGTCCATGAGCGATTCTCCACCCATGCGGCGCTCAAATATCTCCCTATCAGAGACACCCAGCTCCTCTTGGTTCTTTCTCTTTCCAGAGGACAGATTTCTTGCTTGACGATTGTCGTACTGTGTTTCTAGATAATCCTGATACAGCTGTGACGCAGCGTACGCAACGTCTTGAACAAATCTTTCTCCACCGGCACCATACTCGTTAATGTATTCATCCCGTGTTTCGCCGTCGGTATCCATCCAGTGGTCAAGGATTCTCTCGGCTTCCATGTCGGTGTGGCCAATCTCTCCCAATTCCCAAAGCTGGTCTTTTCTCACTGCTTGCTCTGGGTCTTCGTATCTCTCGAACCCAGTTCTAGTACGTCTGCCGGAGCTGAGACCCTGACGATTTTTGTCTGCGAATTGTCTTTGTCGGATTTGACCTAGTTCTCGGCGTAGTTTTGACTTGTAGTTGTCGCTAAGACCAAGTTCAAGGCTGCGTAAGATTTTTTCTGCTCTGGCGGCATCTCGGATTGGCTGAAATGCTTTAAACTTTTCATCGGCCAAATCATAAACGACATCTTCGTCGACCTTGTTGTCGTCAATCTGTATAAGAGTAAATCCTTCATTTTCTTTGTTGTTAGGCTTGCTCCAGATGTCTTCGTCTGCAATTAAGTAACCAGTTCCATTATCGGTATCAAAATCTATCCCATAACCGTCGTTGATGTATTCTGGCGTGTCTAGCTGCTTACCATTTTCGTCATGCGTAATCACGATGTCGATTGAGCCGGCGTATGGCCGTGGAGTGTCTCTTCTTGAGCTGTATTCTCCCTCGACTAGTTCGATTTCGAAATCGGAACCATTAACGATTACACCCCTTCGCCCGTCGTTGAAGGTGACTGTGTTCCCAATAAAATCCCTTCCGTTTGCTGAAGAAATAGTGTCAAGGTCAACTACGAACTCATCCGCATACGGACCACTGTCGTCCCATCTACCGGTAGGGAAAGAAGCGTCCATATCCCCGCCGTATTCATCAAATAACGCAGGCTTTGAATCTCTGGACATTGCTTCGTCAAGAATTTCTTTTCGGCCAGAAGAAAGACGAGAACCATCAGTGTCTTGATTTTTTTCTCCTGCAATGAATTTCTTTATGTCGTCAATCGAGATGTTCCCAGTCATGTCTTCGTAGTACTGGTCGATAACATCTTGCTCTGATGGCACGACGTCTGGCTCTGAGCCATACGGTCCAACTGGTTCAAGTCCCCAATCGGTTCCAAGTCTTACATCTTCCAGGTCGTCAGAAGTTGGCGCTCCATATATGGCGTCAACCACTTCTTCCTTGCCATAATCGTTGTATACATCAATTATTTCGTTGTGAGTTACGCCTGTATCAGGGTCAACATAGTCTGGGTGTATTTCAGGATTTTTCTCTAGTAAGTCGCTAAAAAACTCGTCGTTATCATTGAGTGTTAATTGGTTGTTTCTGTCTCTTTTTGCTTTTCCAGTATTCCAGTCGCTATCCCAGCCACGATTCCTCCACGCATAGGTGGCTTGAAGGATGCCCTTCTTTTCGTCATTGTCAAGATTTTCCCATGACCGCAATTCTGGAGTTTTATCGGAACGACCAGAAGAAAGTATTCCGCCCTCATCGAAATCCTGCTGGCTTCTTCTTACGCTTCTTTCAAGCCTGTCTCTTGACCTTTCGTCATCCGACATTCTTGCTCGGTCTTGTGCATCAAAAAGAGATTGCTGAAGATTCTTGAGGAATGCAAGTTTGTTTTGACCCTCTATAGACTCATCCGCATCCATTTCATCAATCATCTCTTCAACAGAGGTGTTTATAAATGGCATGTCTTCATTTGCTGAAGCCCATCTTTCAACTGCCCCATCCAGCTGATTGCCAAATTCCCACTCTTCATCGTCCCATCCATCGAAACCGTCAATGAAGCTCCGCAGGCTATTGTCTGCAGCATCCATTTCCTGTTTTTCAATCTCTCTGTTAGTTAGTTTTTCCCCTGAAGAAAGACGCGGATTCTTTGCGCCAGGAATTGGTGGTGGACCAGAAGGACGGCTTGGTTTTTCTGTTGCTGAACGAGGGATTGGTGGTGGGGCTGGTCTTGTGGCTTTTGGCTCTTCACGACGACGTGGCTTATCTTTGTCGGCGCCCATTTCGTCTTGCAGTTTCTGAAGACGAGGAGAGAGTGGCTTCTCTGGTCTCTTCTTATCCCATGGGGACGGCTTCTTTTTGTCACCAGAAGAAAGCTTGCCTTCTGAATTGAGTTTGCGAAGTTCCTGAAGGTCTGGTCCTTTTTCTGTCTCGGAACCACCCTTCTTCTTTTTCTTCTTCAGCTTGTCAACATCCAAAAGACCAATGTCATTTAGGTACTCGTTGAGGGTGGCGATGTCTTCTTTTGCCCAGTCCTGCGTGTCTGGGTACTTGGACTTAACATCTGCTCTCAGGGCTGATTCAATTCCGTCCCAGTTATCTGAGTCATCTCTGCTGTGTGCATCAAGATAGGCGCTGACTGATTTTGCGTAGCTTGAATACCAGTTGCTGTATTCATTGGAAGCTCTTTGCTTCTCGTTGAATTTTTCAGGACGCTTTCTTACAGAGTCACCACTCCACATAACACGTGCTTGGTTAACGCCAATTTCACGTCCACGGAGAAAGTCGGAACTTAAATTGTTATCTGCGTTGTAACGCGGAACTTCTTCCCAACCAAGACCCTGGTCTTCCCATGCTTTAGCAATCGCTTCATGGTCCATCCGCTTCTGGTTCTCTTCAGCATTTGGGAATTGTTTCTCCATGTCAGCAGAACGGTCAGCGTGTCTACGCATGTTCCTTGTTCCACTAGAGAGCTTTTCTCCCCCGCTTGGCTTCTTGGCATCAGCAAGCTGACGCTTAGAAGGTTTTGGATTGTTAATTGAGCCAGGACCATTTGGCGTTGGGTCTGGTTGCTCCCAGCCAGGAACGCCGTCGAATAAATCTCCGTTTAGGTTGCTGTCGCGTCGAGTGCGAGGGTCAAGGTCTCCTGATGGGATTCCCATTCCGCGTCCACCACGGCGCTTCTTACCGCCAATATTTGGTCTGTCAATTGCGCGGCCAGCAATTCTGCGGCCGAGAGCTTTTTCTTCTATTTGCTCAGAAGTTATTTTTTTTTTTAGAAATTCATAAGCGGAAGATGCAGCTCTAGTTATAGCGTCCTTCGACTCTTCGCTGAGCGGTGAGTTAATCACGATTCCGTACTCGTTGACGGTTGTGTCAATTCTGTGGTAATCAAGAACTGGGTCAATTACAGACTTGAACTCAAATGCGTCTTCAAGATTTACTGGGATGACATATGCATATTCATTAGCCAAGAATGGGTCAAGACCCTTCTCTTCCAGCTCGCTTTCCTCTACGCCCCATTCTTCAAGAGTCTTGTATGACTTGCGCTTCTTTCTGCGCTTCTTCACAAGGTTTCTAAAAGTTCCAAGGATGAATTCGCCAGGATACTTAGCCTCGATGTCTTCAATCATCTTGATTTCTTCGTCATCAAGAATGTCGCTGTATTGCTTTTTGCCGTAGCCGACTACAACACCATCTGGGATGATTGCGAATCTGCACTTGGCTTCATCTTCGACCTTGAAGTCAAGAATCTTGCACTTGCCTTCACCTTGGTAAAGAACGCAGTTTGAGCACTTAACGCCAATGTCTTTTACTTTGTTTTCTGCCGGAGGATAGTATCCAGCCCAAATTCCGTCGCCGTCTTCGTCAAACTTTCCGTACTTGCGAGCGATACGAACAAGCGATTCGGCAAGCTCGCTCTCTTCTGCACCAAGCTCTGGCTTTTTGTTCTTGTCAGAACCTTCGTACTCAACAGGCGCCAATGGAACCATGACCATTCCGCCATTAACTGGCTTCATTGCTACAGGCATTGCCATTGCAGGGTTATTTGTCGACGGCTTATTCGGTTTGCCCATAATCCCAGGCATTGGCGAAGGGCCAGACTGGACTGGCGGTTTTGCCTGTTCTGCGTGAATTAATTCTGGCTTGCCAAACATGTACTCGCTTCCAGTGAAGTGGTAACCAATTCTGAATTTTCCTTTTCCTGGCTTCACAAAAACCACAGAGTTCTCAGTCGCTTCAACAACCATGACTGGTCCTGCGGCGCGGCGTGAAAGTTCGGCAACCACTCCTGCAAGCTGTGGTCCACTTATTCTTTGTGAAACACCTTCGTCAAACAGTCCGTCTCGTCGTGGCTCTGATGATGGAGCGCTTATTGACATAGGCATCATCCCATGCATCTTCTCTTCATCGCTCTTAACCGAAATTGTTCCGGTTAGCTGATTGGCCCCATGGAGAACGGGTGAAACTTCGTAGAGTTCAACTTCGTAAAGAACGTTTGCCTGAAGGTTTTCATCGTATTGAGCTCTGAGAGTTTTGTAGCCGATTGACCACTCTTGTTCTTCACCAAAGAAGGCGACGTTTGCGAATGCTTCTCTGCCTTTTTCTGACTGAAGATTGAATTGAACCTTCGCGTAAAGACCGCCGATTCCAGCCATTTTCATCTTCATTGGAAGTCTTGGGTCTGATGCTGGAACTTCGTAAATTTCCAGAACTTTACCAATTGGGTCATTCCAGTTGTGGCCCCATACAACACGCGGCTTGCGACGCTGAAGGCTCTTAGCAAATGCACCAGTAGCGCAGATATCTCCTACAGAGTCCTTGTTTCCAATCCCCGAAACGAAACATTCAACAATGCCCTCTAGTTCATCGAGCTTGATGAGACCATTGGAGGCCTTGTATTGAATATTTCCGAAGTTAGAGTTTGGCATAGCGCTCCTTGGTTCTAAACGATATTAGAGGAACAATGAGCGCGCTCACAGCAAGTATTGATACAAAATCAAATAGTTTCAGTAAATGAATTGTAAATCTGTTGTTTTACTGAAAGTCCCTAAATGAACTGCCCGAACTTCCATGCTCTTCGCGATTCGTCCTCGGCAATTTCAAATCTTTGCTTAGCCATGAGATTTGCGTACATGCTTACAACAGCACCACGGAAGGAGGCAGCCCTTTCTTCCTCGCCCATCACGGATAGCGAGTTGAACATCATCGAAGATATTTGATTGAAGTTGTCAAGATTCATGCTCTTGATGCGTGACATCTGTGAATCAATCTGGGCATTGAGGTCCGACTGATTTATGCTCTTTTCAGACTTCTGACCGTATCCATCATTGTACGTATTAAACGCATCCTGAATGATTGCCGATATAACAGGCCTTATGTCCTCGTCCATTTGCTTGTCCCAAACCTCGGGGGAGAGTATTGAGTCAATTTCTAGAGTTCCAGCAAACAGCGACTTCTTTGCCTTCGAACCGCTTGCCTTCTCAAGCACAACTCTTTGCTGTCTCTCGATAACTCGCTCAATGCTTCTGTTGAGAATCTCGTTCCATCTCGTTAGCGATTCTGCGCTTTTTGCCTGCAACTCGCTCTCGATTGACTTGTACATCATTCCGCCTGTTGGAACAGATGCGGCTCCGCCTGGAACTGGCTCTGCGGTTGTTGCAACAGCAGCAAGTGCTTCTGGTGGAATCGTGCTTTGGGCTAGCTGGTCTGGAGCCGGAGCGACTGGTGATTCAACTTGCGCTAGTGCACCTTGCATTGTATTTGGGTCAAGTGGTGGCTGTCCTTCTGCGCCAGGGATTGGAGCTTCTGGCATTGGTGCTCCAGGGACTGGCGCGCCAGGGACGCCAGGTGCGCCACCCATCTCTGCTGACGGAGCTGTTTCCATCTTCTTTTTTGTGTTTGCGATTGGAATCAAGTTTGGATTCATCAACAACGAATCGGCTAGGTCGGCTTCAACTTCTTTTCTTCCGGAGCCTGCTCTGTACTCGTTGTTGCTGATAAGGCCAGTCTGGAACTCCTGCATCAGGTATCTTTCACGCTCTTGCTTGTAGAGCTGAAGGATTGGAACTTCACTTGTATCGAAGTCAACGTAGTACTCATCATCGAGTTCATCCAATGAGCGAGCAAGTGGCTCAAGGTGCGGAAGCATTGTTTCCATCCAGAACACACGAATTTCTTCGCTTGCATTGCTGAAGGTTCTTCCCGCAGCGTTTCCAATTACTGACTCTGGAACACCAAATGATGCAAGGATTTCTTCCTTTGTAATCTGTCGCATCTGAGCGTACGCAACGTCTCTTGGCGACGCAGAAGTGTCCACATAGTCAACGCCATCGTCAGCAGAGATAACCGTCGTATGACCCGCTCTTCCGATGTTCCCACGGAATCTGCTCTTTAATTCTTCCTTGTCATCGTCTTCGATTTCTCCACGCAAAACGAGCAGACCACCAGGTCTACCGTCGTTGAGTAGATAGTTTCTGTTGTACAGCTTTGCAAGATTTTCAATTTCAATTGCAACACCAGCCGACTCAAGAGGCGTAAGTGACAAATATGGGTCAAGAGGGTGAGGTCTTCTAATCCAGCAAACATCCTCTGGTTTCATTATGATTTTTTGACCGTAAGGCATTTGTACTTCGTACCCAGAAACAAACTTCTTTGCATCTGGAATTGGCGCTGTTGATTGAGGGGGCAAAAGGTTAAGACCAATTATTCTTCCGTCTCTACCACGAACTTTTTCAATGAAAACACCGCGTGTACCCAGCAAGAGTTGAGCGGACATTCTGTATCGGAAAATAAATGAGTTTTCACCAACGTTTGATTTAGTGTTTAGGACTTCAAGCAAAGAGTTGTTTTTTGCTCTGTTTCCAATAAGCACCTCTCCGTCTGGAGAATTGTCTTTACGAAGAATGATTGGGAGTCGTGCTTGGTTCCCAGCGATTGCATCGATGCATCTTGCAACCCAGGTAACCTTCTGCATGCCTTCGCGGTATGCGCGCTCAACATCCCATGAGTCTCTATAAGGTCGTCCTGCATAACTTGGGTTCTGCGCTATGGGCGCACCAGGTCCAAGCTCCTTGGATTGTGCGTTTGCGAGCGATTTATTGCTCGATTGATTCCATGCCATATTTACTCAAGACCTAATAGGAAGCCGAAAAAACCACACGTTATGCCTGCCACTATCAGCCCGGCAGGTAGAAAAATCATTGCCGCACCAATACTGGTAAACAGTATAAATGAAATCATGAGCAAGTTGGCGAAGGTAGCCCGTTTAAATAAAGATTTGACGCGCGATGGCAAGGATTTAATCCTGAGCAGTAATTTTGACATATCACCTACAGTAGCGCATTCCGTGCTTAACTGTATCAAGAGGCAAATTAAATATGACAACAAATTGGAATCAGGTTCTGGAGTATCTTCAACCAAAGATGCCACCCTTCTGCCCTGAAGAGCCGTCAATAAATCAGAAAGTTTTTTTGCGAACAAACTCTATTGAGGCATTGTTTGGGGGAGCGGCAGGCGGTGGAAAGTCTTCTGCTCTACTCATGTCTGCCTTGCAGTACGTGGATGTTCCCAACTATTCCGCAATTCTCTTTCGTCGAACTTTTGCCGACTTGTCACTTCCTGGAGCGTTGATGGACCGCTTTAAGTCGTGGGTTGCT